TGGAGACGTCAAGGAGGGGGCGTTTGAGCTGCCTGACGGTCGTAAGTTTGCCATATGGCGTACGGCTTATGGGGATGGCTGCTACGACTCAAACGGTGATAGACAGTTCCCAGTCGACTCAGGTACTCTAGGGTGTGTCAAAGTATATGACAGCATAAAAGTCGGAGAGTTTATGGGTGGGCACGTCATCGAGATGCCGAACTTCAATACATCAAAGACTGGTGGTACGATATCGTTTGGTGACTTATACATCCATACTGGTGATACAGACTACAACGAGGAGTGAGTTGGTCGCGTTGGTTGGTGGGGTCGAATGGGTGACTGTTCGACCCCATAGTCGTGTCTAGCGAATGAAGATATCCTTTACGGTGTCCACGTACTGGTCTTTCTGCTTGACAAACACCTGGGCGTCCTCGTGGTCCACCGCTATGATGATCACGATCTGTGGGACCGCGATATCATACATCTCCTCGACCATCATGGCGTAGGTCGTAGACTGAAGGAAGTACCCGGTGATCCACTCCTCCTTCTTAACCTTCAGTGAGGTCTTAAAGTCTATGATCGACAGTACTCCGTCGTACTCAGCTATGAGGTCGGTGGTCCCTGCGGCCTTGAGTGTCGGCGAGTACATCATCTGCTCGATGCCTCGGATGGTACCAACGTGCTGGTCAAGAACTGGCCTGATCCCATTGAAGGTTAGGATATTAGACGGCATGGCTCCTCGAGCAAACTGCTCTTGGTTGTTCAGGTAGTTCTCACACAGCTGATGGACTGCGGTCCCTCTGTTCGCCGCCTGTGTAGTTATCTTGGTCGACTTCTCTACCCCAACCCTCTTCCTCCACACCTCTAAGTGCTCTTTACCTAGGGCCTCACCGATGATGCCGGTCACCGACGAGTACTTGCCTGTTGGGCACTCGTAGTACCTCGTGCCGGGTAGGTCGACGCGAGTTACAGCGAGTGCCGGTAGCGGATCGTGATCAAATATCTTTCTATCGCCGTTCATAATATAATCCATGTGTTGGTCGACCCAGTTGGTCGAGTTGGTTGGTCAGGCTATAATACCGAGTCTGTCCTTTGCTATGATGTACTCCTTGACCATATTAGACCTGACGATATCGTTCTCATCAAACTCGACAAAGCTGAAGCTCTTCATCTTGTTGATGATCTTCATGAAGTCCTTCAGTCCCTCTCGGTCGGCATACCTCGTGAAGTCTGACTGCCTGAAGTCACCGCAGAACACCATCTTACAGTTCTTACCGGCCCGCGTGATGACCGAGTCGAGTTCGTGGATGGTCAGGTTAGCGATCTCGTCAACCACAACAATGCAGTCATTAAGAGTAGTTCCACGGATAAAGGATGTGCTAATGAACTCGACAAAATTCTTCTGCTTAAGGTACTCATAGGCGTCTCCCCTGCCAAACAGCTCTGTGAATATAGACTGGTAGGGCGCCTCGTAGACCTTTGTCTTCTCTTTACTGCTACCCGGGAGGAACCCCATGTCTCGAGTGGGTACGACAGATCTAACTATAATAAGCTTCTTATAACGATCAGAACCATCGAGTATCTCTCTCAAACCCATATAGCACGATATAAACGACTTACCCGTGCCTGCTATCCCATGTAACATCAGGTTCTTGCCTGACTCGTAAGATTGGAATGCCACCTGTTGGTTCTTCGTCATCGGCTCGATGTACTTAAGCCGATATGTCAGCTTTACGCTGTGTTCGTTTGGATCTACTCCCTGTTGTCTTGCTACTCTTCTTTGTTTTCTCGTTAGACGCTCGGATGTTTCCATGTATAATCTTCTTATTAGTTAGTGTTACTCTAAAAGGTCTCGACGGTACTCCTCTTGAAGCCGCGAGAGTTCTCTCTCTTAATTCGCTTTAACACATCACGAAATCCTGCATCGGGCTTGGTCGCTACGCCCGATACAATTGCTGGTGCAGACAGTTGCTGCTGAAAGTTTGGGTTCTCTTTGAGAAATTGTTCTAGTTCAGAGTAGCTCATGAACATATCAACTTCTTTACTTGTTGTTGTATTCATCAAGGTGTACGTCGGCATCATATGTTCTTCCTGCGAGGTGGTCCTCGAGTTCAAGTTGCTCTATGTAGTCATAGTCTATTGGGTCAAGTCCCTCGTCCTCCTCGTCGACGAGATTCTCTATACTTTTGGTACGAAGAAGGTGCTCTATTCTCTTCTCTTTACGATTATCTTTGGTACTCTTCGTAACGCCGTAACCGTCCATGTACTCACGGTCCGCAAAGCGGTCGTTATTTTTACTGTGCTTCGACTTGCCCATCTGACTTTTTTGGCTCCTCTCCTAGAAGATTAGGGAATGCTTCTTTAACGATGTCTGCCGACAGTCCCTTATACGGCAGCTTCTTCTCCTTGATCGAGCACAACAGAAGTGCGTCTGCTGGTGTAACCGACTCAAGTAACTCGATGAACATGGTCTCTCTCTGAGTCTGAGACCTGACAGGCGATCCGTTCTCCACGAAGTAGATGAGTCGGCGTGCCTCCTTGTGTAGCATGTTCTCTTGATCGACCAACTCGTTGGCCTTGAAGGGAGGAATTCCTGGCGGCAGAAGCCACTTCAGGTTGGGGTGGTACGCACCCTGTAAGATCGTCTTTAATGAGAAGTGATCGTTCGCCTTCAGGGCGTTGACCTTCTCTTGTCTAGTCTTTAGCTTCGATACCTTCTCGAGGAACTCGGCCACACCTACTACCATACCCATCTTAGTACTCCTGAATGTGCTCTACAAGGTGCTTAAGCTTGTGAGCGTTAAAATAATCGAATAGCTTGTCTCTTGTCTTGGCCATCTGTCCGTTGTACTCGGTCAAGATCATCTCTTGAACCTCCTTGGGTATCATGGTCAGGTCGATTAGTGTTTTATTACGCCAGAAATTACGCCACTGCGGATGGTCAAACTTACTTTCGATACCGAGATCTATGAACGACTCAATGCGTTTCTGAGTCATAGGCTTTTGCCTATCGGCCGTTACGAATACGTCGTCAGGCGATAAGATGTTTGGAATACCATCGCCGCTGTCACCCTTGAGGATGTGCTCTTCTAGGAAGCGCTCTGGGTTATCGTGCTCGATCCACTTCTTTCGAACTGGGTCGTACTGTTTTACTCTGTCGTACTTTTGAAGCTGAATAAAGTCTTTGTCTCCCGATAAGATCAAGATATCCTCGTTGATGCTGTGCATCACCAGTGTGCCGATGACGTCATCGGCCTCGCAGGTCTCGATATCGATGACCTTGTAGGGAAAGAACTCTTTGAGCTCTGCCCTGATCTTGTTCATGCACTCAAAGATGCTGGCCCAGTCGAGCTCAGACTTCTCGATGCTTTTCTTACGGTTGGCTTTATAGTACGGGTAGGTCTGCTTGCGCCAGTAGTTCTTGTTGTCACAAGCTATCACCAGATCGCCGTAATCTTCTGAGAACTTACTGCGATATGATCTGAGAGAGTTCAACACCATGTGTCGAACCATATTCTCTTCTACCTGGGCATTTGTGTGGTTACCTAACTGCATCATTAGGTTAGATATCATCACCTGTGATAGGTCAACTATAATCATGATGTGTCGGCCTCAGCCGTTCCCTTCATCTGCGTTGGTGTCTTTAAACTTAACTGTTATTGTTTCTACGATCTTTAGAGTGCCTCCCTCCTCATCGTCTGGTACGAATATATGCTCTGCGATGTCTGAGAATGGGTGATATAAGCCGTGATACTTGCACAGCATGGCACGTATTGCCTCGACAGCGAACGCGCCGTCCTTGATGAATGGATCCTCTTCTCCCTCGTCTACACCGAAGTCAAATCCTGCAGCGTCTAGTCTGGTAAACAACATAGGCAACAGAACCTGTAAAGTCTCGTAGACATGGTGCATCTTCAACTCGTCGACCATGTTATCCACGTCTTCGATGGTCCTTGGCTCAACGATGTACGGTGTCTTCTTGTTAGGGAACTTAATGATGTTATCCATAATATTCCTATATTAAACCCACTTTACGATAATGTACACTGTTATTTATAATTTAGCGACATGTCCCTCTTTAAGATGTCGCATACGTATCTCCTGAGATGTGGTATGCATGACAATCGAGTGGCAGTCCTCAACGATGCCGTAGTTGGTCGACTTGACATGGACTAGTATATCACACAGACTGTCGCTTTTCATCTTACCACCGTCAAAGCCGACCAAACCAATGGTTATGAATCCCATCTGTCTTGCCTGCACCAATCCATTGAGTACGTTCTGTGAGTTGCCGCTAGCCGATATACCGATAGCTATTCCATTATCCTGAGGAAAGTGTCTGAGTTGGTGACTAAACACGCTGTCATAACCGATATCATTAGCCAGAGCAGAGAATAGTGCCATGTTTGAGCTCAAGCTGATAACGTTGGGAATAAAGTCAGTGTCTGTCAATACACCCTTCGAGTGGTCACACGCAAAGTGGTCTGCAGTTGAAGCTGATCCGCCGTTTCCAAACACATAGACCGGCTTATTAGTTTGTGCAGCGAGTGCTAGATCAAACATCATC